AGTCACGCCGGCGGCGCTTTATCGGGAAATCCCACGCAATCGGGTGCCAGCAAGCAGCGCGATTATGCGATCACGCAGGAAGTGCTGCGCGCCTACGGTGACGCGGTCAAGGATTCCATAAAGCGGGTGCTTCGAGCCGTGGATGCGGCACGAGAAGACGGATTGAGCATCGATGTTTCAGGAATGGATGAGTTCGACATCGGTGATTACGGGACGGAGCTCGAGGACGCGCAGCAATTGCTGAGCCTGGGAATCAACTCGCCGACGCTTAAGAAGCAGGTTTTCAAGAAACTTGCATTTCAGTTTTTATGCGACGTCCGGCAAGAGGTGAAGGAACGAATCGCGCGCGAAATCGATCAAGAACAACCATGATTGGCTTGTTCTGGCCACGTGTTCTGGGAGGCTTATGGAAGAGTCAAAAACAGACGGGACGGACGGGACTGAATTGCGTTCTCTCATTCGCGGCGTGATAGAGGAGTTTGTTCACGCTGAGCAGATAAAAGCGGAGCCCGCGTACAAGGCCGAATTGCTGGATGAACGGAGGCGGCGAGAGGACTTAGAGAAGCGAGTGAACGATCTGGTTAAAGAGAATGTTCACAGCCGGCAAATGGCGGAAGAGGCGGAGCGGAGCTCGTCGATTCGCGCGGAGCTACAACGTCTGGGTGTAGCCAAGGTGGACCTGGCGTATCGCGCGGTGAAGGATGACGTTCATCGGCGCGAGGACGGCCAGTTGATCGCGCGAAGCGGTCCAGGGGAAGTCTCTCTGCAGGACTATCTGAAGGATTTTGTACAGGAAAATCCCGAGTTGTTACCGGCCCGCATTACCGGCGGATCGGGAATGGGGTCGGGGCCGAAGGCGGCCTCGAATACAGGCGCATTTGATCTGGATAAAATTCGGCCGGGCATGAGTCCGGAAGAACTGGAGAAGGTCCGCCAAGAGGTCTCGAGAGTGGCGAGTCAAGCACTGCGAGGCAGGTGAAGAGGGCGCCGGGGGGTGGCTGAAGGAACACGTTGCCCGGTGAAGGTGCAGTCAAAAACGAGGTAACAATTAATGGGAGCAATTACATCAGCAAATGTGGCAAACGCGATTGTAAAGCTAGTCGCGGTGGATGCCCTGCCGGCATTGATGAGTAACCTGGTGATGGGTAACTTAGTCAATCGCGACTATGAACCGACGCTCGCCAATGCGGGGGATACGGTAAACGTGCCAATACCCCCGACCTTGGTGGCCAACAACATCGCAGAGGGCGGTATGGTTCAGACGCAGAATCCGAACCTGGGAAACGCACAGATTGTGCTGAACACGCACGCAGAAGCGACGTTTCAAATTCCGGACGTGACAAAGGTCCTGGCGGTGCCGGACCTTTTAAGGCTGTACATGCAGCCGGCTGTGGTGGCGATCGCGGAACGGATCGAATCGGACATATTAAACCTCTATCCGCAGTTCAGCTCGAATACAGCGGTGGGCACGGCCGGCGTGACGATTACGGAAGCGGTGATCGACCAGGCAGAAACGGCGTTGTTCCAAGCGAAAGTACCCTCGATATCGAGTAAGTACCTGGTGGTGGATCCCGTGAGTTACTCGGCGATGAGACAGATTCCTCGCTTCAGTGAATATTACTCGGCGGGTGACGCAGGCTTGCGGGCCTTAGTGGACGGCGCGGTGGGCAAGATCAAGGACTTTTTCGTATTCCGGTCGCAACTGGTGCCGACCACAGGCAGCGCGCCCGTGAATACCCACAATCTGGCTTTCGCGAGGGATGCAATCGGACTTGTAATTCGCAGACTTCCACAACCCCTGCCAGGGACGGGCGCGATCGCGGAATACGCCGAATTAGGCAACTTTGGAATCCGGGTAGTGATGAGCTATCAACCGAACACCTTGGGGCAGCAATTTACCGTGGATGTTTTGTACGGTACAGCAGTCCTTCAAAACTCGTTTGCGGTGCAGGTTAACACTTAAGCGGAGCGAAGGCAGAAGAAGCAACGCGGGCGGACGTAAGAAGGCGTCTGTCCGCGGAAAAGAAGGGAGCAGGATGGATCTACGTGTGTTTTTTCAAAAGCTCCGGAAACTCGAGCGCGAGATTGTCGACCCTCATGTGGTTGTGGTAAGCCACGAGACGTCCGACGGAGGCCGGCCCGGACAACTCGCGGAGGTTTCGAGAAGTAATGCGGCTCGGCTGATCATTGAGGGGCACGCTCACCTGGCGACGGCGGAGGAAGCTACTGAGTTTCGAGCCGCCGAGCAAAAGGCGCTTGAGGACGCGCAACAGCGGTTGAGGGCGGAGAAGATACAGGTAAACGTGATCTCGGACGCGGATCTCCGTGCACTCAAGAGCGCGGCGCGAGCGGAAAAGCGTTAGAGAGCGTCAAGCGGAAATGGCCCTATTTAACGACGGTCCGATCAGCACGGCGGCGGATCTTCAACAGTACGAAAACTCCATTCTTACTGTCGCGAGCACGGAGAATATCGACTTGGCGGGAAAGATGATGCTCGCCCAGCAGGACCTGGCGAACGAAGTGGTATCGTTTCTGCTGCGACGGCGGCAGCGTTGCGACTATTTACCATGGGGCGATTCATCGGGATCTCTCAGTTTGCGAGAATTGACTAATGTTGTGGTCACAGATCCGTTACGAGAGTGGCATATTCACAGAACTCTTGCATTAGTTTATCGCGACGCATACAACAATCAGCTCAACAACCGCTATCAGGGTAAGTGGATGGAATATGAAGTCCTGGCGAAGGCAAGCAAGCGGACTTACTTTCAGATTGGGGTTGGTTTGGTGGCTAACCCGGTGCCTCAGGCCGCCGCACCGGTTTTGGCGACGGTGACGGGAACCGCGGCAGGCGGAACCTTCTACGTCGCGGTGACGTGGGTGGGCGCTGCCGGCCAAGAAGGTGCGCCAAGCGCGCTGGGCCAATTGTCCACCTCGAACGGGCAGCAACTGTTGGTAAGTGTGGGTAATCCGCCGCAAAATGTCACGACTTGGAATGTTTACGTCGGAACAACGCCGACGACGTTGACGCTCCAAAACGTGGACCCTATACTGTCGACCATCGGATGGACGATGACCTCGGCGGTCAACGCTGGGGTGGCGTTGCCGACGGGGCAGCTGCCCACTTGGTTCGCTGTGGATAATCGCGTGATCGAAAGGGGCTGAAATATGCTACAAATCGCGGGATCGAGCACGCAGAAGGTTCTGGGATATCTGGCCGCGGCCGGAGGACTACCGGCGGCTGTGGAGGCTTTGGTGTTACAGCAAGGAATGAGCCTGGCGTCAATAACTCCGCAGCAGATAATCGCACAGAACGTGACGCCTGACATATCGGAGCAGAGTACACCCAATAATTACCCCTTAGTTTATGTGTACTGCAATAAAGTGACCAATGAACTTCGTGAGAAGTTTCGGACATTTTCGGGCGACGCCGAGATGGTTGTGGAAACGCGCGTGTCCCAGGACCGGCTAGACCAGATTGAAACCAACTTACAGGCATATGTCGACGCGATCACGCAGGTGCTGGACAACAGCCGCGGCGACTGGGGAGACGGCGTATTCTTTGCCGGCGAATACGAGGTTACATTCGGCGGAGTTAAACATGGCGGGCGCAATTTTCTGCAGATCGCGAAAGTCTCATTTGTTCTGGAGATCAGCGCGGATTAACAGGCGCAAGGTTTACACATTCTATGTCCTACATCCTTTCCAATGACAACCGTTTCTACGTGGCTCTGGAGCAAAGCTACGGCGTAGCAGCGGCGATCGGCGCGAGTAATCGGATCCCCGCGGTGAAGTTGACGACGAAACAACAGAACGAGAAGGTCCAACGAGCCGACAAGACGGGGTCGAGAACATTTGCGGGATATCCCAACGGGCTGCGGATACTAACAAGCTTCGGATTGACGACATACATGGCGAACTGGGACGATCCCGGACTTCTACCGCCCTATGACCCACTCTTTCAGGCATGCCTGGGTGGAGCTGCCGTGCAATCGCCGGGAGGCACTGTAGCGAGTACGAGTGGCTCCTCTACCGTGGTGTTTACGGCGCCGCATGGGCTGGCTCAGGGCGGGGCAGTAACCAGTGGCGGAGAAATTCGCTTCGTGACGGTGGTGGTGGACGCCAATACCGTTCAACTGAATGCTGCATTTTCGGTGACGCCGAACACAAACTCGCGAACCGGGCCTACAACGATGTATCAGACGACGGAAGCTCTTCCGAGCGTTACGCTCTATGATTACTGGAGCCCTACGACGGGAGTACAACGCGTACTGGGCGGCATGGCGGTAGACACGCTCTCGATCAAAGTTAATGGCGACTTTCACGAGTTTGATTTCAGCGGCCAGGCGCAGGATTTGGTGGATACCACCAGCTTTCAGAGCGGTGATTTCGGGCTGTCCACTTATCCGGCGGAACCGACCGTGTCGCCGATTAACTACTCAATCATTCCC